GTCGATCGCGCAAGGTCGGAAAAACGGAACGTCGCGAAAACACACGCGCACGCGCACGAATCGACATCGGGGCAGGGTCACACGGGGATCGACGCGGGGACACACGGACGCGCGCGAGGGGTCGCGGGGCCGTCGCGCCGCCGTCAACAGGGGGAGAACATGCGAGGCCGGAAACCACAATCCGCCGAGGAGAAACGCCGCGCAGGCAATCCGGGCCGTCGCCCGATCAACGAGCGCGAACCGCAGTACGAGCGGCTCGAGGGGCCGCCGCCCGCCGAGCTCGGCGAGCTCGCGCGCGTCGAATGGGCGCGCCTCGTCCCGACGTTGACGCACGTCACGACGGCCGACCGGGCGACGATGCTCGCGTACTGTCAGAAGTACGCGCAATGGGTCACGCTCGAGACCCTCGTCGCGTCGGGGCCCGTGCTCGTGAAGGGCGCGCACGGGGGCAAGGTCGCGAACCCCGCGATCGCGCTCGCGAATCGGGCGTACGTGTTGTTTCTCAAGGCGGCCGTCGAGCTCGGGTTGACGCCGTCGCAACGGCCGCGCGTGTCGTCGGTCGGGCCGGTCGCCGAGGCCGTCGATCCGTTCACGGCGTTTCAACGTGCGCGGCCGCCGCGCCTCGCGCGGGTGAAATGAACCGCCTCGACCGACTCGGCGGGCGGGGCGGGGCGATTCGCACGACGGGCGGGCAACCCCTCGCGACCGTCACGTTGTGGCAACTCGAGATCGTCACGCGCGGCGGGTTGCGCGACGTGCGCGGGTCGTTTCAGGTCGAGGGCGTCGGGGCCCGGTTGCGGCGGGCCGCGCGCGGAGTGGTCCGATTGACGTTGACGACCCCGCGCGACGGGTTCGGGACATGGATCGGCCCGGGGTATATCGAGGGCCTCGAGGGGAACGCGGGGACATTTATCGCGGCGGGGGCCTGGGTATTTCTGAAGGCCCCGCGCGCTCAAGGGCCTCGATCATGATCCATCGGGTGCATACGTATGCACGCGACGTGCTCAAGGGGCGGATCGTCGCCGGGCCCCTCGTCGTCAAGGCGTGCGAGCGGCACGAGCGCGACCGCGTCGAGGGCGCGCGCAAGGGGTTTGTGTTCTCGCCCGCCGCCGCCAGTCACACGATCGACTTTATTGAGCAATGGTGCAGACTGCCCGACACGGTCGACGAGCACGGCGACCCGGTCGCGTTTGTCCTGCAACCCTGGCAGGCGTTTATCGTCGGATCGTTGTTTGGCTGGATCCTCGCGAGTGGACATCGACGGTTCCGTAACGCGTACATCGAAGTCGGCAAGGGCAACGGGAAAACCCCGTTGCTCGCGGCGATCGGGTTGTACGGGCTCACGTCCGACGGGCAGGTTGCGCCGCAAATCTACGCCGCCGCCGCCGACCGCGATCAAGCGATGGTGATGTTTCGCGACGCGGTTCGCATGGTCGACGCCTCGCCCGCGCTCGCCGGGCGGATCCTCAAGGCGGGGATCCAGCAAGTGCACAACATGTCGTACGGCCTCGGGTTTTTTCGGCCGTTCTCGCGCGAGCAATCCAGCAAATCGGGCACGCGGCCCCATATGGGGTTGATCGACGAATTACACGAACACCCGAACGCCGACACGGTCAACAAAATGCGCGCGGGCGCGAAAGGGAACCTCGACGCCCTGTTTCCCGAGATCACCAATTCCGGCGTCGACCGCACGTCCATTTGTTTTCAACACCACGAACACAGTCGGCACGTGCTCGAGGGCGCGGTCGAGGACGATCGATGGTTCGCGTACGTGTGCGCGCTCGACGAGGGCGACAACCCCCTCGAGGATCCCGCGTGTCACGTCAAGGCCAACCCGAACCTCGGGATCTCGATTCAACGCGAGTACCTCGCCGATCAAGTCTCGGCGGCGAAAAATATCCCGGGCGAAACGAACACCGTGCTCCGGTTGAATTTTTGCGTGTGGACGCAACAACACACGCGCGCGATCGATATGGACGCGTGGCGGCAATGCGCGCCGCCGCCGCCCGACGCCGACCTCGTCGGCGTGCCGTGCTATGGCGGCCTCGACCTCGGGATGTCCGACGACTTTACGGCCTGGGTGCGGGTGTGGACCCTCGACGACGGCCGCGTCGTCGTGAAATGTCGGTTTTGGTTGCCGTCGGCCGCGTTGATCAAATATCCCCATCGGCCGTACGCGTCCTGGCAACGGCGCGGGTTGGTGACGGTGACCGAGGGCGCAACCACCGATTACGACACGGTCGAGGCGACGGTCGGCGCGGATTGTCACGCCGACGGCGTGCGATCGGTCGCGTACGATAAACGGTTCGCCGAACAACTCGCGCAACATTTGATCGGCGACGGCGTCGATATGGTCGACCAACCGCAAGGGTTTCAACTCACCGAGGCGATTCGCCGGAAGGGCGAGCTCGTCGCGGCCCGGGCCCTCTGTCACGGCGGCGACGAGATCCTCGCCTGGATGGCGGCGAATTACGTGATCCGGCACGGGATGCGGGGCGACACGCGGCCCGATAAAGACAAGGCCGCCGACAAGATCGACGGGCAAGTCGCGCTCGATATGGCGCTCGCGATCTGGATTCGGCAACCGTCGACCGCGCCGCCCGCGTATCAAATGATCGTGTTTGGGGGGACGCCATGAGCGAGAAACGCCCGCGCGGTCGCCCGCCGATTGATCCCGCCGATCGCTCGGTCCCGTACTCGGTCAAGTTGCCCGCGAAACAATTCGACGACGCGACGACGCGCGCCCGCGACGAACGGATCACGCTCGCCGAGTGGATCCGGCGCATGTTGCGGCACGGCGTCGACCGCGATCCCGGGGATTAAAGAATTCTAAAATAGGTACGGCGGGCGATCGGGTGCACCGTTAGGGGCACCCCCGATGCTCGCCCACGAATACGCCGTCCTGCACGTCAAGGCGATCGACGAGGGCGCGCGCACGTTTTCGGGGATCGCGACGACGCCGACGATGGACCGGCAGGGCGACATCCTCGAACCCCTCGGCGTCAAATTCTCCAACCCCGTCCCGCTGCTGTTTCACCACGATCACGAGCGGCCGATCGGGCACGCGATGCTCGGCACGCCGACGGCCGAGGGGATCCCGTTCACGGCGACGATCCCGACGGTGTTTGAGGCGGGCCCCCTGCGCGACCGGCTCGACGAGGCGTGGGGGTCGGTCAAGGCCGGGATTATTCGCGGCGTGTCGATCGGCTATCGGATTTTGAAAGACGGCGCGGCGTTGCTCAAGGCCCCGGGCCGGTTGCACCTGAAAGCGACCGAAATTTTCGAGCTCTCGCTCGTCACGATTCCGGCGAACGTCGAGGCGACGATCCTCGCGATCAAGTCGCTCGACGCGCCGATCCTGGCCGCGTCAGGCCCCCATGTATCCGGCGTTGCGGATCCCTTGCCCGTGGTACGGGTGAAAGTGTCGCCCCCGATGGCTGAACAGACCTACGCCGAAAAAATCACCGCGCTCGAGAACAAACGCGCCGCGACCCTCGGGGCCCTGAACGAGATTCAGACCAAGGCCGAGGGGCGCACGAAAGAGGCCGACGAAAAAGAAAAATTCGACGGGCTCACCCTCGAGATCAAGTCGATCGACGCCGAGCTCGCCGACCTGCGCGCGCTCGAGGCCCTCAACGCGGCCGCCGCGAAACCCGTCGCCGTCGTCACGAGCGGCGCGAAGGGCCTCGAGGTTCGCAACGGCGTGACCGTACAAGTCACGAGTCCGTTGCCGAAAGGGACGGCGTTTACCCGGTATTGCATGGCGAAGATCGTCGGCAAGGGGTCGAACGCCGACGCGATCGAGCACGCGAAAATGTGGCGCGACTCGACGCCCGAAGTCGAACTCGCCCTGAAAGCGGCCGTCGCCCCCGGCACGTCGACGGATGCGACGTGGGCGGGCCCCCTCGCCCCGTTGACGCCGCTCGCGAATGAATTCCTCGAATTGCTGCGCCCGGCGACGATCCTCGGCAAGATCCCGGGGTTCCGGCGTGTCCCGTTCAACGTCTCGATCGCCTCGCAAACCGGGGGCGGGTCGTACGCCTGGGTTGGGCAAGGCGCGCCGAAACCCGTGGGGAAACTCGCGTTTCTGGCGGTCACGCTCGGGATCACCAAGTGCGCGGGGATCATCGTGATCACCGAGGAACTGGCGCGCGTGTCGACGCCGTCGGCCGAGGCCGTGATCCGGCAGGACATGATCGCGGGGATCGCGCAATTCCTCGATACGGAATTCACCGATCCGACCAAGGCCGCCGTGGCGGGGATCTCGCCCGGCTCGGTGACCAACGGGGTCACGCCGATCACCACGGCGGGCCCGACGCCCGCCAACGCGCGGACCGACGTACAGGCGTTGGCGAACGCGATGACGGTCGCCACCATTCCGATCGGCGGGGCGGTCGTCCTGATGTCGGCGACGAATATGCTCGCGCTCGCGTCGTCGCTCAACGCCCTCGGGCAACCGTTGTTTCCGAGTATCGGCGTCGAGGGCGGATCGGCCCTCGGGTTTACGTTCGTGCCGAGTCAATCGATGGGGACCACGGTCGCGATGATCCAGCCCGACGCGATCCTGTACGCCGACGATGGCGGCGTGACGATCGACGTGTCGCGCGAGGCGTCGGTACAAATGGATTCGGCCCCCGATAATCCGGCCCTGGCGACAACCGTCCTGACGTCCCTGTGGCAAAACAACCTCGTCGGCCTGCGCGCCGAACGGTTCATCAACTGGAAAAAGGCGCGCCCCGGGTGCGTCCAATACACGGTCGCGACGTATACCGCATGACCGACGCGCCGATCGCGATGATCGTCCAACGCGGCGGGTACTGGCGCGGCCAGTACCCGCACGCGGGCGACACGATTCAGGTCGACCCCGAGCTCGTCGCCCGGCTCGAGCTCACGGGGTTCGCCGTCAGGAGTACCCCGAAATGGTCGACGCCCCCCGACCCGGCACCCGCGCAACCGGCGACTCGATCGACGTCGTCGCGCGAACCTATCACACCGAAAACGGCGTCGAGCACGCCGAAAATGACGCGTACGCGGTAACCGATCGCGCCCTGGCCGAAACGCTGCGCGCGATCGGGTTCGTCTCGATCGAAGGCTGGACCGAGGCCCCGCCGCCCGCCGCGCCCGTCCTGACGAGTCTGTCGCCGTCGACGGCCGTCGTCGGCGCGGCGGGGATCACGCTCGCGGTTGCCGGGACCGGGTTCACGGCGGCCGATGTCGTCGCCTGGAACGGCGCGCCCGTGCCGACGACGTTCGGGTCGGCGACGGCCCTGTCGGCGACGATCGACGCGGCCGCGCTCGCGGTCGCGGGGGCGGTCCCGGTCACGGTCGGGGCCAGTAACGCGCTCCCGTTCACGGTGACGGCGGCCCGCTAATGGCGACGTTCGGCGCGACGGTGCTCGGGCGGCGCGTGGAACTCTCGGTGAAGGCCGCGCCCCCGCTGCAGGACGTCGGCGGCCGCTCGTCGTCGTGGTTCCCGATCGTCGTGCGCGAACCGTTTACGGGCGCGTGGCAGATGAACATGGAAGCGCGGCGCGATGTCGCGTTGACGTACTTCGCCGTGTTCGCCTGCGTCACATTGATCGCGTCCGACATCGGGAAACTCGCGTTGCAACTGCTCGCGCAAACCGCCGACGGCACGTGGAAAGAAACGAGTAACCCCGCCTTTTCGCCCGTGCTCCGCAAACCGAACCGCTACCAAACGACCCACAAATTTGTCGAGCAATGGATCACGTCGAAACTCTGTTGGGGCAACACGTACGTGTTGAAACAACGCGACCAACGCGGCGTCGTCGTCGGGTTGTACGTGCTCGATCCGGCGTGCGTCCGGCCGCTCGTCGCGCCCGACGGCGGCGTGTATTACGAGTGCTCGCGCAACACCATGGGCGGCGACCTGGCCGGGATTGAGACGACGTCGATCACCGTCCCGGCGCGCGAGATCATTCACGACACGATGGTCTGTTTGTTTCACCCGCTCGTCGGGGTCTCGCCGATCTATGCGTGCGGGCTCGCCGCGATCCAAGGGCTCGCGATCCAAAACAACTCGTCGAAATTTTTCGCCAATGGCAGCAACCCGGGCGGCGTGTTGACCGCGCCCGGCGCGATCGACGAGGCGACCGCGCAACGCCTCAAAGATTATTGGACCACCAATTTTTCCGGCGACAACGTCGGCAAGGTCGCCGTGCTCGGCGACGGCCTCAAGTACGAGGCGATGGTGATCAACCCGGTCGACGCGCAATTGATCGAACAACTGAAATGGACCGGGGAAACCGTCTGTAGTTGTTTCCACGTCCCGTCGTTCATGATCGGGCTCGGGGCCGCGCCGCATTTCGCGACCGGCGTCGAACCCCTGTTACAACTCTATTACTCGCAATGTTTGCAATCGTTGTTGACCAATTTTGAACAACTGTACGACGAGGGGGTCGGCCTCGCCGACCCGATCAACGGGACGCAATACGGCGTCGCGTTCGATATCGACGACCTCGTGTGGATGGACACGGCGACGAAAACCAAGGCCGCCGCCGACGCGATCGGCGCGGGCGCGATGGCCCCCGACGAAGCGCGGTGGAAGTACTTCGGCCTCGGGCCCGTCACGGGCGGCGACACGCCGTACATGCAACAGCAAATGTTTAGCCTCAAGGCCCTCGCGCAACGCGACGCCGCCGATCCGTTTGCGAAACCGGCCCCCGCCGCCCTGGCCGCGCCCGCCCAAACGGCCGCGCCGACGCCCTCGGGCGAACAGGTCAAACATATCGACGTCGTCGTCGGCGCGTTGCTCGCGCGCGCGCTCGAGGCCGCCGCATGACCGCCGACGAGCTCGCCGCCGTCGTCGCCGGGATCGCGCCGATTGTGCGGAAGTATGTGGCCGATCAACTCGCCGCGTCGGCGACCGCGCTCGAGGCGCGGGTCGCGACGTGTGAGATGTCCCTCGGCGTGCGCGTGGCGGCCCTTGAGGCCGCGCCCGCGCCGCGTGACGGGCGCGACGGCCGCGACGGGACCGACGGCGCGACGGGGGCGGCGGGCCTCGACGGCCTCGGGTTCGGCGACCTCGAGCTCGTGCACGACGGCGAGCGGCGGATCACCGTGCGCGCCGTGGCGGGCGACCGCGTCAAGGATCTCGGGACGGTCGCGTTTCCGTGCGAGATTTACCGCGACGTGTGGGCCCCGCGTCACACGTACGAGCGCGGCGACTGCGTCACCTGGGCGGGGTCGGAATGGCACGCCAACGCGGCGACGACGGCGAAACCCGGCGACGGGTCGCCGACGTGGACCCTCAAAGTCAAACGCGGCCGCGACGGCAAGGACGCGCCCGCCGCCGCGTTCGCGGGGGCGCGGTAAATGGCGCTCGACCTCGCCGCCGTCAAATCGCATTTGCAGATCCCCGCGTCGGATACCGATCCCGACGGCGACGCCGATCTCACAGCGAAACTCGCGCAGGCCGAAGCGATCATTTTGGATTACCTCAAGCTCGACGCGCGGCCCGACCCGGCGACCGCGCCGAACGCGAACGGGATCATTGATTCGATGGTGCTGTTACAGGTCGGCGAACTGTGGCGGTTTCGCGGCGACGATCCGACGAGCGATAGCGCGCCGACGACGCCGGGCGATCTCCATCCGACGATTACGAACCTCGGTCGCCGGTTGCGGGATCCGGCGCTCGCATGATTACGAGCTCGTCGGGCCTCGCGCGGCGCACGCCTGCGGGGCAACGCGTGCACGTCGTCACATTGCAGGCCCCTGGGTTGCCCGTGCCCGACGGCGACGGCGGCGTGATCCAAGGATGGGACGATCTCGACCCCGCGACGGTCAAGGCGTCGATTACGCCCGCCTCGGCGCGTGACCTGGAAAAACTCGCGTCGGGCACCGTGATCGCGCAGGCGACGCACGTGATCACGATCCCCTATCACCCGGGCGTGACGACGGCGACGCGCGTCGTGTTTCGCGGGCGCACGTTTTCGTTGACGAGTGTGATCAACCTCGAGGAGCGCAACGTCCAACTCAAATGCATCGGCGTCGAGGTGGTCGGGTAATGGCGGCCGTCAGTTTCAAGATCGAGGGGTTGACCGAGCTCGCGAATCAACTCGAGGCGTTGCCCGCTGATTTGCAGGCCGAGGCCCGGGGGATCACGTTGCAACGGGCGACGGCGGCGATGGACGAAATACGCGCCGCGTACCCCGCGCGCACGGGCGACGGCGACAAAAGTCTCCGCAACCGGCTCAAGATCAAGACCGACGAGTCGACGTTTTCGGCGAGTGCGATCGTGGTGAATACCTCGCCCCTGGCCGCGTTGTTTGAATTCGGCACGCAGGCCCGGCACAAGGCCCTCGGCGCGAGCACGGGCGCGATGCCTGCGGGGCACGTGTTCATTCGGATCACCGTCAAGGAACGCCGCGCGATGTACAACGACGACTTTCGCGCGTTGCTCGAGAAGGCCGGGCTCACGGTCGAGGGGTCGGCGTAATGGCCGACTCGTCGGACATTGACGCCGCCGTGATCGCCCTGTTGCAGAACGACGCGACGTTGCGGGCCGCGATGCCCGACGGCGTGTTTTTCGGCCTCGCGGGCGCGTCGTTTGCGACGGGGAACAACTCGACGAAATTTGTCCTCGTGTCGATCATCGAAAACATTGATCGGGCCGTGTTCGGCGGGCGCGGGCTCGAGAGTGTGTTGTATCTCGTGCAGGCCGTGTCGTTGTCGGGCGACTCGAAAGGGGCCGCGCGGCGGATCGACGAACTGCTCGAGCACCAACCGTTGACCGTCGCCGGGTATACCTGGATGTCGTGTGATCGCGAGCAACGCGTGCGGGAAATGGAACGCGACGACGTCGACCCGTCGATCGTGTGGACGCATCGGGGCGGGATGTATCGGATCGAAATGAGTGTCGACGCGGCGACCGTCGCCGCCTGAAAGGGGTTCCAGCATGGCGATCAAGAGCGGGCGCGACGGGCAAGTCCTATTCGACCCGACGGGGGGCGCGACGCCCGTCGTCGTGTTGTCCCTCAACAAGTGGAAACTCTCGCAAAAAACGGGCAAGACGAACGTCACCTGTTTCGGCGATACGAACCTCGTCTACATTCCCGGGTTACCCGACGTGTCGGGCAGTCTGTCGGGGTTCTGGAATTCCGTCGAACGCACGTTGTTTGCGGCGGCGACGGCCGTCGATCCGGGCCTGTTGCAACTCGTGCCGAACACGAACGAACCGACGTTCATGTGGTCGGGCCTCGCGTACCTGTCGGCCGATATCGACACGGCCGTCGAGGGCGCGCCCGCCGTGTCGTCGGAATTCATGGCGGCGGGCCCCTGGACGATGGCGCCGCCGATCGTCCCCTAGATGTTTCGCGGGTCGGTGATCGTGCGCGGCGCGGGCGCGGGCGCGTCGATCCTGTGGGGATCGAACGCGATCCCCGCCGCGACGTTGACGACCTGGACGATCACGAAAGGGAAGGCCCCCGGCGAGTGGGTGCTCGCGGCGGCCGTCGGCCCGGGCGGGATCGACCCGTTCAAACTGCGGCAATCGCGGCTCTATTTCACGGCCCCGCGTCTCGGCGGGTTCTGGATGTGGCCGATCACGGCGGTACAGGTCGGCACCGCCGAGATCCGCGCGTCGCTCGGGCCGCCCGAACACTAGAAAGGCACGCTATGCGATCGCGGGTCGTGATCCCCGAAACCAAACGGCTCGAGCTCACCGACGGCGATTGGATCGTCGTGCGGAAACGGTTGACGCACGGCGAAACCCAAGAGGCGTTTAAACGCCGGTATCTGTCGGGCGTGGACGGCAAGCTCCACGTCGACCCCGTGCAGATCGGGCACGCGCAAATTCTCGCGTACCTCGTCGAGTGGAGTTTGACCGACCCCGACGGCACGGTGATCGCGATCAAGGGGCAACCCGCCGAGTACGTCGAGGGCGCGCTCAATTCGTTCGACGACGAGACCGTCGCCGAGATCCTCGCCGCGATCCGCCAGCACGAAACCGAGACGTACGCGGCGCGCGAGGCAGAAAAAAAAACGATCCTGACTGGCGCGACCGGATCGTCTCCGACCTCAATATCGCCCGAGTCTGTCATTGGCGGTACGAGTGGGTCCGTGAACTAGACCCCGAGGTGTATCGCGTGCTCGTCGAGGAATTGAACAGCGAAGCGGCGGCGCGGGAGTAACCCCCTATGGCGATGACGGGCCGATTCGACGCCAACTTCACGTCGTTTTACGACGCCGTGCAAAAGGCCGTGATCGAACTCAAGGGGTTCGACGCCGCGACCGGGTCCGTTGAATCGTCGATGAATAAGATGGTCGACGCGTTCTCCGGTCGCCAGATCATGACCGAGGCGACGATCATGACCGAGGCGATCGAGAAGATCGGCGGCGCGTCGAAACTGACGGCCGCCGAGCTCGAGCACGTCGGCAACGTCGCCGCCGAGGCCGCCGAAAAGTATCGCGCCTGGGGCGGCGAAGTCCCCGCCAACATTCAGAAGTACGCCGACGCGGCGGCGGCGGCGAAAACGGAAACGACCGAATGGGGCACGGCGATGTCGATGTTTGGCGGCATCGCGGGGGCGATGGGGTTGCAAAGCGGGATCGCGACCGTGATCTCGTTTACGAAAGAGACCCTCGCGGCCGCCGAGCAACTCGACAAACTGCGCGCGCAAACCGGGATCGGCGCGGAAAGTCTGCAACGGTTTCAGGCGGTGGGCGAGGCGGCGGGGAACTCGCTCGAGCAAATTTCAGGGGCGGCCCTCAAACTCGCCGAAAACGTCGCCGGGAACAAAGGATCGACGGTCGCGGCCCTCAAGGAACTCGGCATCTCGGCGGACGCCTTTCGCCAACTGTCGATCGAGGAGCAATTTCGCACGATCGCCGCCGCGATCCAAACGGTCCCCGACCCCATGCACCAAGTCGAGCTCGCGCTCGAGCTCATGGGGCAAAAGGGTGTCGCCGTGTTGCCGACGTTGAAGTCGGATATCGAGGGGATCTCGGCGGCCACGAAAGTGATGTCCGAGGATACGACGACGTTTTGGGCAAACGCGGCGACCAACATGACCCGCTCGACCCAAAACATGAAAACCACGTTCGCCGATTGGATCGAATACATGTATGGCGGCTGGACGCGCAACGAGCGCGCGGCGAAGTCGCTCGATGATTCGCTCAAACCGATCGGGGAAAAAACCTTGCCCGGGATCTCGTCGGCGTTTATGAACATGATTCCGAACGCGATCCCGAGTGAGATCGACGAGCTCAATACCAAGATCGAGGGGAACTCGGTCGCCTCGCGCCAAGCGGCGATCGACGCGAAAGCGTGGGGGACCACCATTGAATCAACCGCCAAGGTCACGTTTGAGCTCGCGATGCAGCATGAGAAACAATGGCGCGAGGAATCGGACAAACAACTCAAGGCCCACAACCAAACCGTGATCGACGGCCTGAACCAAACCAAGGCCGCGCAGGCCGCGTACTTCGACTATCTCGATAAGACGACGCTCGACTCGACCGACTACGAGATCAAAAAACTGTGGGAAAAGGTCAACGCCGAAAAACTCGCGTTCAAGGGATCCGAGGAGCAACGCGCCGCGTATAACGCCAACGTCGACGCCCTGGCCGACGCGCAAACCGCCGCGATCATGCAGAAGGCGGCCGACGCCGAGGCCGCCAAGGCGGCCGCGTCGGATCGCGCGGCCGCCCGCGAGATCGCCACGATTCAGCGCACGGGCCGCGAGACACAAGCGGAGCTCGATAAGATGTCGGCCGCCGCCAACGCGGCCTTTAACGCGATCCTGGCCGACGCCAACGCCTCACAGGCCGCGATCGGCGCGGCGCAGGCCGCCGCGTCGAATGCGGCGTATTACGCGCAACTGAACCCGAACGGGATCGACTCGAGTCAACGGACGCAGTACGCGGGCGGGACGATCAACCCGAACGGGTCGGGCGCGGGGATCCCCGACACGGCCGAGGGCCGTCTCGCGATCCTCGCCGCGCAACAGGCCCGGAACCCGCTACAACCGATCAACACGGCGTACCTGTTCGCGGGCATGCCCGCCGTGTATCAGGCCCCGACCTATAGCGGCCCGGGCACGACGAGCGGCGGGGGGTTCTCGCAAACGGTCAACGTCACGCAACCGCTCGGGACGTCGGACGCGATCGCGCGCGCCGTGAGTGACGCGCTCGCGCAATTTATGCGCGGGCAGGGTGTGCGGTTGCCGTACGGGACATGACACTCACCAACGCCGTCTCGGGGATCGCGCGGTCGGGGGCGACGCGGTCGGGCTATCCCGTCCTCATGGGCGCGCGCGTCCCGTTGTACGCCCTGTCGAATGTCGCCCGCTCGGGCGCGACGCGGTCGAATTACGTCGGCAGTAAGACGTTTATCACCATCGGCGGGATCGACTATGGATGGGGGCACGTCGGCGCGGGCGTCGGCATCCTGGCCGAGTCACTCACCAAGGCCGACGCGATCAACAACACCCCCGTGACGCTGCAATTTACCGCGCGCGGCTGGATCCCGGTCGAGGGCGCGGACGTCGTGATCACGCTCGGCAGTCGCAACAATCAGGGGCGGTTGTTCGGCGGCACGATTCTGAGCACGCGCCATCGCTACGTCGGCGACGATCCGATCGCGCGCAACATGCTGTACGACGTGTCGTGTATCGACTACACGTGGGCGCTCGACCGGCGCAAGGTCTCGGGCAACTACACCAACGCGAGTGTCGCCGCGATTGTCGCGAGTCTGATGGTGTCGGCCCCCTCGGGCTACACGACGCGCGTCGACCCCGACATCGGGGCCGAGATCCTCGATCAGATCACGTTCACGGAACAGGGTCTCTCGAGCGCGTTCGCGCAACTCGCGAAACGCGTCGGCGGCGATGTCCTGTGCGACTTCTCGAAAGTCGTACATTTGTTTTTTGACAATACCGCGCTCGCGCCGCCGACGATCGTGAACGCCGTGCACCCGTCGCTCGCGAATATTCAATTTACGCGCGACCTGTCGCAAGTGGCGACGCGCGTCCTCGGGAGTTTCGGCGGATCGAACGCGCTCGAGCAACTCGCGCCCGGCGCGGCATTGCTCCCGGTCGAGACCGCCGCGTGGTACCTGACGGCGGGCGGCGTCGTGCTCGTCGGGCAACAACGCGTCACCTATGGCGGCCTCGTGGTCGGCGGCGGCGGGTCGCTCGTCGGCCCGGGGGCGTCGCCGACCGGGAAACCGAACGCAACCTTACTGCCGGGCGGGGGCGTGGATGTCGGATCGCACGATTACGCCGTGACCTACAAAACGGCGACCGGCGAATCCGTGCCCGGGCCGCGCCTGACGGTCCCCGTTGGCGTGTTTCTCCCGCCGTCGACCGCGCCGACGCCCGGCGCGCCTGGGGGCGGCACCGGCCCCGATCCCGGCGTGCACGACTACGCCGTCTCGTTCGTGATTAGTACCGGCGAGACCGTGCCCGGCCCGCGCGTCAGTGTGAGTACGACGATCACGCCCGATCCTGTGGGGAGTCTGATCCCGGGCGTTGCGATCAATGGGGGGGCCGTCACGCCCGGCACGCATGATTACGCCGTGTCGTTCGTCACCGCGACCGGCGAGACCCTGGCGGGGCCGATTAGCGGGCAGGGGGCAACCGGCGTGCTCGATCCCCCGGGCGCGGGGATGGGGTGGACGTACGGCGCGGTTAATAACGCGTTTTTTCCGAACACCGACAATTACATTGCGGTGACGTTCCTGAATGCCAACGGTGAAACGACTGCGGGGCCGTACATCCTGTACCACTCCTACGGCGATCTCTCTGGAAATCCGCCGACGCAGGACATCAACTTGATCAACATTCCGGTCGGGCCCGCTGGCACGACGGGCAAACGCGTCTATCTGTCGTTCACCAACAACAATCAGCCGTTTCTCTATAAACAAGAGATCGCCAACGCCACGACCGGGATCACGAATTTCGCCCATGGGGTCACGTTCGTCGGGAATCAAGGGCTCCCGAACGTCAACACGGCGTATACGCAAACAATTCCCCTGTCGAGCATTCCGCGCGGCGACGCCTCGGTAACGGGCCGCCGCCTGTATCGCCGCTCGGGCGGCGCGGGCCTCAAACTGCTCACCACGATCGCCGACAACAGTACCACGACGTATCAGGACACGGCGGCCAATGCCTCACTCGGCGCGGCCCCGCCGACCGTCACGACGGCGATCCTCCGACGGATCCCGCTGGCGGATCTCCCGGTCGGGAACAGTCTCGTAACCGCGCGCAAGGTCTACCGGACCCCCGCGAACACGGGCGGCGGGACGCTGAAACTCGTCGCCACGATCGCGGACAACACGACGACGACGTACCTCGATACGGTCACCGACGCGGCCCTCGGCGCGGCCGCCCTCACGGTCGGCACCGCGCAGGCCGCGCAAGTGCAACTGAGTGCGATCCCGCTCGGCGCGGCCGCCGTCACCGCGCGCGTGTTGTATCGCTCCAAAGCGGGCCTCACCCCGTTGCAACTGCTCGCGACCCTGGCCGACAACACGACGACGGCGTATCTCGACGTCGTCGCCGACGCGGCCCTCGGCGCGGCCGCGCCCGCGAGTGATACGTCGGGCCTGCAACAACCGACCGGGAACGTGTTCGCCGGGTCGCCGACGTTGCCGTGTGCGTCGGTCGCGGCGTTTCTCCCCTCGGGGGGATGGGCGATCGTGGGGTCGCAAAATATCCGCTACACCGGGATCAGTGGCAACGCGTTACTCGGCATTCCGGCGACGGGGCCCGGCGCGATCACCGCGACGATCAACTACAACACGACGGCCGTCGCCGCCGCGATGTTGACGGGGATCCCGACGACCGGCCTCGGCGTGATCCAGTACGCGATCCTCAAGGGCGACCCGGTCAACGTGTTTGTCTCCGTCGACAACCTCGCCGCGCAAGCGGCCGTCCGCGTGCAACTGCCCGGGAGTGACGGCGTGATCGAGGATGAGATCCAAGACGGGCGGTTGTCGTACACGGAAGGGCGCGCCCGCTGTCAAGCGCGGCTCGACTTGTTGAGCGCGCTCGATAGCGAGGGCAAGGTCGGCGTGATCACCGTCTCGTACACGTGTCGCGACGTCAACACGATCGCGGGCGCGACCGCGACGATCAACCTCGGGCCGCCGATCAACCTGCGCGGGGAGTTTCTCATTCAACGCGTCGGCGTGACGCAATTCAATATCCCCAACCTGAACCCGACGTACACCGTCGAGGCGTCGAGCATTCGGTTTTCGGCGGAAGAAATGTTGCGGCTGTTACGACAAGGGGCGTTTTAAATGGCGGTCACGATCACGCGGACACCCTGGATCGAC